AATTACCATGTTGGCAGTTTGATACAACTGGTATCGATTTAACTGATAGAGGTTTTATTTTACTTGGTGGTGATGGTAAACAATATGGTTTCTATAATAATGTAACAAGTACATTCTATCAAACACCTAATGTCACTTGGATAGATGTAGGTGCTAGTAATCAATCAGCTTTAATGGCTGCAATTAGTAGTGTTGAATCAAGTGGTACTTATAGTTATAGATTATTCGATGTATACACCGATACAGCTAATTTATTCTGGGCTAAAGGATTATATCCAAATTATTCTACATATTATAATAATATCAATGGTGGTACTGGTTTATCTATAACACCTATTACCAATGGTAAACAATCAGCAGCACTCACAAGAAAGTTAATTTGTAATACAACTGTTTCTACTAGTTTTCCAGTATCTGGATTTAAAACACGAAACACTATTCAAGTCAACCCTGCAGTTAATGGTGCTGGTCTTAATGCTGCTAACAGTAACAAATACATTACTGTATATGATAGTAATTACATAAAGCATGTATTTTGGTTTAACAATACTGGTTCACCTCAATCAGCACCTGCAGTAAATATTAACACATATTATCCAGGTACAATAACACAAATTCATCAAGTAGATTACACTACTGCAGCTACAAATAACGCGTTATATGATTCATTAACTGCAGCACTTGACACTGCTGGTTTTGATGTAATAAGTAAGACAGCTGGTGCAATAGTGTTTACAACAGGAACACCAGGTTATTCATTAGACATATTTACCAATTATGATGCTGCGGTAATCAGTTCAGTTACACTTGGTGGTGATTATTTAACAGCACAAGTGGCTGGTAATGGTGTACCAGATGTAACATCTATGAGTGAGATATTAATGGATAACATTACATCCATTGGTTCTCCAGGTATTGTCAATGTAAAGTTACCAGGTGTACCTGCTATTTCATACACAGTAGATTCAGGTACTAGAAATAGCGTAGCATTAATTAAATACTAATATGGCAATAGAAATTACAGAAAATACAATTATAAGACTTCTTGTAAGACGTGGTTCAGAAGCTGAGAAAAATACAATTATTTTAGCTCAGGGTGAACCAGGATTTGCCTTAGATACTCAGACATTTGTCGTGGGTGATGGTGCAACCAAAGGTGGTTTACCAATACCTAATACTGATGATACATCAATTGAATGGGCTGGTACAACACCTGATTACATTCAAGTAGCTGATGGTGGTGTAACAAACACTAAATTAGCTAATATGGCTGGTAATAGTGTTAAAGGTAACACTTCATCTACACCAACTTCACCATCAGATGTTGGAGTTACTGCAAATAGTTTAGTGGGTAGAATTGGTTCACTTAATAGTGGTAATTTAACATCAATTCCAATTAGTACAATCTTCAATTCATTTTTCTCTTTAGTAGCACCAGATCCAACTTTCACACAATATTGGTTTAATTTAAACAACTACAAGTGGTATTCATATGATGGTGTAAGCTGGTTGAGTTTACATCAATATGCTGCATCTGGACCAGAAAGATTACTTTATGTTGGATCAGGTTCATCAGTGGCTACTTATGATGGTGGTGATACCAATGCACCTTCAGTTTCTAGCGGACCAATGTGGGAAGTAGATTCTGATTATACATCTAAAGTTTTAAGAGGTGCGGCTGATGGCAACACTGCCACAGTTCCATTAGATAATGGTGGTAATGATTCAGTGGAAATGACAGCTGCAATGATTGCACCACATAGACACAATGTTGCTGTTTTGATACCTGGACATGGTGGAAGTGATGGTACAAGAGATGCAGCTGATGGAGGTACATATTCAACACCAAATGCATCAAATCCAAATTTAGACTGGACAGGTATATTATCACCATTACCTCCAGGAAGCACAGCTGGTAAGTATCCAAAGGATTCATCTGGTTTACCTGCTGTTTATGAGGATTACGGTAATGGAGTTACTAATCCAGCACAACCACCAACCAATTTACCAACACTACCTGCATACCAAGGTGTGCTCGTTTTAAAACGCACATCAAGGGCATATTATGTAGTGTAAAAGGTTTATGTCAGCAACAACTACGAATTATTTTAAGTCCAATGAAGATTTAAAAACTTTAACGGATAAATGCGTATACATATCTACCATTACAGCTGATGTAGCAATAACTAGTAAAGGTAATTTATTTTTAAAGCTTAAATGTAAAAATAAGAATAGAAACAAAATTATCCAAAATTTAGTTGTTTATCTGATCGAAGAGGGTTGGAAAATTAAAAAGACTTGCAGCATATTTGTTTATTGATTCGAATTAGGAAATCAGCTATTCTTTGGGCATGGGAAGATCAATGACTCAGAAGCAAAAAGAGTTGCATTACCACACCTGGGAAGATAATGAAGAAAGGGGTGTGTATAAACTCCGTAATTACAACATGCATTATATCACTATCACTAGATGGATGCCTGGTGAGAAAGATCCAGTAACTACTGAGGTTTACGATAAGATTCAATATATACCGACTATTAATGGTTTTAGGCTCAATAATAGAGGTTCTCATATTTGTGAGAACACTAAATGGAAATTTGATAATTTAGAAGAAGCTAAAAATGGTGCAAAGTTACAAATTGATAAGAATTTTGAAGCAGCTAAAGGTATTAGATATGTAAGAATTGCCAAAGATACTTAATCTTTCCAAACAAGTGTGAGTCGTGGACCCATTTCTAATATTTGGATAAGTGTACCACCACCAACCGTTTCATTGATGTAGAGATCTAAAAGTGTATCATTATTAGCGACTGATACAGTACCTGATGGTGTTGCTGAAGTGGCTGGTACTACTGATACATGATATGCCATATATATTATTTATTGTTAGATGGTATTAAACCTTGACTATAATTATGAATATTGTATAATAAATTATGATCGTTTTCGAACCTAAAGAACATAGGTATTTCAATCAAGAAACTAAAGATGAGTATATAAGTGTTTCTGGTGTACTTTCTCAATTTAAACCTGAATTTGATACTGAAAAATGGGCTAAGAGAGTTGCAGATAAAGAAGGTACAACACCGGAAAACATTATTAAAAAATGGGATAGAATACGTGATGAAGCAAATGATAAAGGTAAACGTATTCACAAATTAGTTGAAATTTATCTCACTGAAGGAAAGTATGATGATTCGTTATTCTTTAGGAATTTCATGACTACTTTTCAAGCTGAATGTGAAGAGAATTCAATAGTTCATTCTGAAAGGATTCTTCATACTCATACTCACAAAGTTGCTGGTACTTCTGATATTATTGAAGATTGTGGTAGATATTTTAATGTATATGATATCAAAACAAATAAGAAGTTTAAATATCATAGTCCATTTAATGAGAAAATGTTATATCCATTAGAGCATTTATCAGTGTGTGAATATAACAGTTACACTTTACAATTATCTTTATATGCTTATATGTATAGTCAGATGACTGGTAAGCATGTGGGTAAGTTGAGAGTATTTTATAATTATGATAAAGATTTTTGGGTAAGTATACCTATGGGATATATGAAAGATAGTGTTGAAAAAATGCTTAATTTGATTAAGAGATAATATGAGTCAAAATCCAGATGCAAGTAATATTCTTAAAGAGCTCCAAGCTTTAAGTCAGGAAAATATTGTTAATGTTTATCTTCCAAGTCTTAAAACAAAAATTGCATTTAGAAAGCTCAATCTCAAACAGCAGAAGAGCTTGGTATTGGTTGCTATGGATAATGCATTGAGTTTGCTCAATTTCAATGTAACACTCTATGATATTATCTGTGAGAATTTAGTAGAACAGATTGATTTAAATACTCTTAATTTGTTTGATAAAAACAGTATTATTTTGTCATTAATTGCTGAAAATGCAACAGCTAAGAGTGATCCAAGTAAGAAAACACTCAATGGTGTGCTTGCTAAATATGAATCAGCAAATGTAGATATCAATAGTAAGAATATCAAATTTAACGGTGGTGAGGTAGAAGTTAAAATTCCAAGTTTAACTGCTGATTATAGATTTAACAAGACTCTCTTAACTAAGTACACTAAGACAGTAGAAGATCAGAAGGAGTTTATGTCTGATGTTTATGTAATTGAGCTTTGTAAGTATATCAATTCAATTACAATGAAGAGCGGTGTGGTAAAGCTTATTGAGTATCCATTATCTAGCATTATTGAAATTGCTGAATCTTTACCGGTAATTACACCAATTACCCAGTATATTAGTCAGATTAAGGATATTGAAACTAAACTCAATACTTTCAATAATGAAACAGTAGAGATTAGTCCAGCATTATTTATCTAAATAAATAGTAAGCCATAAATATTATTATGGCTGCGGTAGACATAATAGATCAAGCTAAGTTATATGAATCAATCAATAACTTAGCTAAAAGCATTGAAAAGAGCAATGAGAAGATGATCAAAGCTCTTAGTAAGGTTACTGGTGGTACCATTAAAGGTGAAGGTAAGGTAGCTGATGCACCTACTGCAGTTCAAGATGAGGAAACTGTAAGACGTAAAAGGGGTAAAGTATTTGAAGATGTAATCAATGTAAACATCGTTGAACTTGGTGGTAAAGCTATAGATCAGTTAAATAAGATTCTCAAAGGTTTAGTACCTAAAGAAGAGAAGAAAAAAGAAGATATGAAGAAGCCAGAAGAATCTTCATTTCTTAAAAAACTTCTTGCTTTAGCTCCTTTATTATTACCATTAATAGCTACGCTATTAAAATTCTTAGCTGGATTGAGCGGTGATAAATTATTTGAATTTTTAGCTAATTTATTTCCTAAAATATTTGATATCGGTAAACTTACAGATGGTATTATGGATATAATGAAAGCAGTGGGTACATTGCTTTCAGATGGTTTTAAATTATTTAAAGAAACCAAATTAGGTAAATTTTTCAGTGAATTAGGCGACGACATAGCTAAACTCTTTAAAGAGAATAAACTGTTTCAAAAGTTATTCGGTGAAGCAGGTATTTTCAGTAAAGTGTTCGGTAAGGCTGGTTTCTTTGCTAAATTATTCGGTGAAGGAAGTACTTTTGCCAAAATCTTTGATACTGCTGGTGATGCTGCAAAAGTACTCACCGGTGGCTTTTTCGGTAAAATCTTCAAAGGTGTCGGTAAAACAGTATTAAAGAGATTACCATTATTAGGTTCGATATTTAGCTTTTATGATGCATATACTGAACTTTCAAGTGGTGATTACTTAAGTGGTTTCACTAGCTTATTAAGCGGTATTGCTAATCTCTTCCCTGGCGTCGGTTCAGTAATATCTATAGGTTTAGATTTCTTAAATTACCTCTTCAAAACTGAATCAATGCAAGATTTCAAAGCAAATCTCAATCAAGGTTTGTTCACTCAAGCATTCAGTAGTTTAGGTGATACATTAGTTCAGAAGGTACCATTCTTAAAGTGGTTTTATGATTTATCTGAAAATATAGGTGGTGCGCTTGCTGGCGATACTGAATCTATTATTAAGTTATTTGATCAATTTGGATTAGGTAATTTAGCTAAATGGATGTTCAGTGATAACATGATGGATAAAGCAACTGCATTCACTGATGCTTCAGTATTTGAGCAATTGATAATTACCGGTATAGTTAATCCAATAACTAAATTAATTGAGTGGTTTAACAGTATGTTTGGTAATCTCATTGAATCAGCTAAAGAAAAGGTAAAAGGCTTCTTTGGCTTTGGTAAGAGTGAAGATAAAGGTGAGTATGATCAAGCTGCTGAAACTAAGAGATTAGAAGAGAATCTCAAGGCTAAGAAAGCTCAAAAACTCAAAGAACAAGAAATGATGCTCAAACAGCAAAAGGAACAAGGTTATGAGCAATTGAATGACTTCACTTCTGAGCCTGAAAACATAATTAAACGTGGTGATGTTATCAAGAAGTTCTCTAAAGATGATGCTATCATAGGTTTCAAACCAGGTGGTGATATAGATAAGATGTTTAAGAATGTAATTAAGTTCTTAGGTGATACAGTTAACAATGGTAAGGAGCTTGTCGATGTGGGTAAAAAGCAAATGGAATTGATGCAAGCATTATTAGAGAAGAATAACTCTAATCTTATTAATAACAGTACAAGTAACAATACATATGTATTAGCTTCTAGATCTAGTGTTGATTCATTTAGAGAAGATGCATTGCGTTATTAAATATTATAAATGAGTTACCCATTTAATTTTGCATTTCTATATGGAGCAGAGAATGATGGCACAGTGCCACCATTAGCTGTACCTTCTACATTTAGTAGGAGTGCTGCTCCAGATGTAGATTACAATCAAAAATGGCTTAACACAGCTTCTAACTTTGTAGAAAACAATATATCAACTCTTGGTTTTGTACAGGATTTAAGTAACAACTATCCAACATCTACTTTAAATGATATTGTATCATACTATAAGAATGACCCAAATAAAAAGGTAGATCTTATAGATATAGTAAATGATTTCACATGGACTATATCACCAAGAACAAGTAGAGGTGATGTACCTTATATTTGGTTAAATGAAAGATATATTACATTAAATGCTTTGTTAAATCAGGCTGTATATGGTATTACTGCTATATTAGATAATAAAGCAGCACAAGCTGTAATACGTACTGGTGTACAACAATTTGAAAGTGCTACAAGTTCATTAAGTAGCTTAGGTTTATACAATTCAGTAAAGAATGTATTTAAAGATATAGGTCAAGATGCTGCTATAGCTGGTAATAAACTCTTAGATAAATTTGGTATTGTTGATACTTTAGGTCCAGTATTAGAAACACCATTAACACCATATAAAGGGTTATACTATACTGTTGAATCAGGTTTCAATTATAGAATACCATTGTTTAATAGTGAGTTCTGGAATACCTCTAATACCTTTACTGAAGGTGCTGGTGAAGGTAATGCTGACTTTATAGCTGGTTTAGTTGATAGTGTAAAAGCACTCGGTATGGAAGCATCTAAACTTATCAATACCGGTAGTAATCAATATGGTACATATGTAGAGTTTCCTAAGCAGTATACAATGTCATCACCTGCTTCATACACTGTAACATTTGATTTAATTAATACTAAACCAGCTACCTATACTGATGTAGTATCTAATTTCAAATTACTCTTTTTATTATTTTATCAAAACTTACCAGTAAGAAGGAGTAAGCAATTAGTGGATCCTCCGGTATTATACAACATATATGTACCGGGGCAGAAGCGTATGCCATATGCATATTTGTCTAGTATTGCTGTAAAAAACTTAGGTGCAAGTAGATTGATGGAAATAGATTTTACTGGATTGAATTTAATCAATCCACCAGCTACAGCAACTAGTACATTCCCTGAAAAATGGACTACAGTAGTTCCAGATGGTTATAGGGTAACATTAACGTTCCAAGATTTAATACCAGAAACTAAGAATACTGTATTTTCATCTTTCTTATCCAATTCAATCATACAAACAAGTGTAACATAATATGGATAACTCAACAGGACAATATCAAAATGACATAGTATCACTACCTAAGTTACAAAACACTAGGTATGAGAATATATTCAAAATATATAGTGATATTGATGGGTTAATGTATTACAACTTAAACAGAAGTATTAACTTTCCAAATAACTTAGACCCTTCATTATTCAACACTGTTAGATATGATACACCTACTCAATGGCCAATATTGAGTTATAAATTGTATCAGACTATATATCTTTGGTGGATGATAACTGAAGCTAACAATATCCGTAATCCATTTATCCAACCTAAAGTTGGTAGTTCATTAAGATATATTAAACCAGAATACGTACAATATATTTTAGGTCAGATTAAATCACAGCTTGTATAATGACAACAGACATATACAAATCAATAGATCCATTCATACCACCTTTGTTGCAAAATGTAGTAACATTTAACAAAAGTGAGTATATCTATTGTGTTGTATTATTAAATGGTGAAGGTCCATTTTTAAATCTTACCACTGAGTCTGTAGTTGGTTTAAATATAGTAGATAACATAACTAAATTCACTCACACCGGTGAATTAGTTGTTTTAAATGATAATGACATAATTGAAAGAGCTTATAACAATCCTGGTGAATCCTACACTACTAGACAAGCTGATCTCAATACAAACAGTATCGAATTCTTTTTTAGAGGTGATGGTAGAGATTTAGTATTAATATTAATTACACCACGTGATTCTGATAATTTAAATTTACAAGATCAGGTATCTTTAACTAACCCATTCACGTTAAAGTTCTTGTTTAGTATTACAAATATTAGAGATCAAATTACCAGTTCCGGTAAAAAATTAAAAGTACTTACTTTACAAGATTTAGATGAAAGAATCTTAGAAGAAGTTAATTTAAACTTCTGCACTTCAAAATTTGTTGAAGGTAAAAACTTAACTAATTTAGATAATTCAGAAAGAGGTATTTTAAGTGGTGAAGTAGTAAGAAACTTGCTTACTAGTGCACTCACACAATCAGGTACTTTTAAAGATAACACTGAAATCAGTTTTGCAACTAATGATGCATGGGATAGTGGTGGTTCTACATTATTTTATAGCTCACCAGCTACCTACAATGCATACAATGATTTAATTTACGTATTACAAAGACACATAAGTGGTCAAACATTTGATTCATGTATTTTAAGAAAAGAACGTAATAATGTATGGTCTTTAATGAGTGTAGGTAACTATTTTAAATATGGTTACAATAAAGGCACTGATAGTGCTGGTGCATTACATATTGAAAAATTCTTAGTTCAATCATCAGGCTCCACTGTTAATGTAGTATTAAAGAAAGACAGAACACCTACTGCTCTAGTAAACAATACTGGATATCTTAATAGTAGTTACATTACCAATTATCAATTATATTACTCTGATGCACAAACGGTGCAGGATGATATAATCACTCATGCAGTACACTCATATCAATTAAACGATAAACAATTCAATATTGATATGACAAGAAACAATATTGAGAGTGCAAAGAGAACATTTGAAGATTTCTATGTAAAACCAATGAAAGGTGAAAATGGTAGACCAGCTCCTTTCTTCTATACAAATGCAATAAGAAATTCAAATCGTAATATTAAGAATACATTCAGCTTAGCAGATTACAGTTTAGATCAAAGGTTAAACTGGGGTAGAAACTATATTCTACTTAATGCAATTTATAGAGGTTTAACAATTGAATTCACTGTAGATGGTATATCTAATAGACAAGCAGGTAGATTTATTTCTATAGATAGAGAGGATGCTTTACCAACTTCTAGTTTTGATGATAGATTATTAGGTATTTGGTTTATAGTTAATGTTGAACACACATTTACCAGCACAACTTATCAAACTAAGATTATAGCTGTTAAGACATACTCTTATTCTCCAGTTGGTGGTAATCCTGATATTCAATAAATATAATTATGCCTAGTACAGAATACTTTAAAACAATAGATCCGTATCTATATTCTGTCAATCTCTATTATAATAAAGACTATTATAGAGCATTTTCTAATTACTATAAAGTACTCGTATTCGGTATTGATACACTTCAATATTTCATTGAATATAATAAAAGTAAAGTAATAGAGAACCCTATAGATGCAAGAGTTAAATTGTATAAAGAATTAGACTCTACTGGTATGGACACATATCAGCAATTACAGTTTAAAATCTATTGGTATGAAAAATTCTTTAGTGATTTAAATCTCATTAAACAAACGTTTTTTCAACAAGTAGAAAATCCAGTATACTTTCAAGAGATTAGTGATAGTATTGGATTACTTAGAAATTACTTCTGTGTGCCTGATGATTCTACCTTATTGATAAAAGATACTAATTTTTCAGTACAAGCAAGTGAAGGTATACCATTACCAGTTAATGTTGGATCTGGTGTATATAACAAATTAAGAACTAACACAATTTTAGTATCCACAGAGATGAATTTTCTTAATACAGTCTTATATAGAAACAACATGTCTAATTTACAAGAGAACTTCACTTATCCAATAGAAGCACATGGTGAAAATCTTGTAACTGATTTCAACTATATAGATAAGATTAAAAACATTTCACAAGAAGTGTTAGAAAAGAGTCTACGTCAGTTTTACGGTCAATTATATGATTTAATCTTATTCTATGAGAATTTTGATTATGGTGATTACGAACAAAATTTAGCTAAGATGCAAAAAGGTGCAATAGAAATAACTATAGAAGGAGCAACTAAGAAAATCACCTATTTACAACAACAAGCTCTTTCCTATGTGAACACTGTTAATCTTTACACCACCTTAACAGCCCAAGCTATTAGTTAATTTCTGTTACTTCAGTTGGTTCATTAGTAAACAACTGTTTAAAGATTTCTTCTCTAGTATACTTTAAATTTTTAGTTTCTTCTCTAACTGTTTTCTTTTCAACATCCATCTTTTTAATTTCCTTCATGGTGTTGTTCTTTTTATCGCTAATAACCAATTTACTCAAGGTATCTAAAGTAGAGGTGGAAGCTTGAATTAACTCAGCTAAAGCAGATACTTCTTTAGCATCAGGTGCTGCTTCTACCATTGGTTTAATTGTTTGAATGGTGAAATTAGTATCTTGTATAAGTTTACTAGCTTGATCGATAATAAATGATTCTAAATTCTCTTTAGTTATAGGAATTTGTTCTTGTATTGTATTTTGATTCTTTGCAATTTTGTTAATACCTTGCAATTGCGATACAAGAGAATCAATGTCTGTAGGATCTTCCATAATACTATTTAAGCTATGGATACTTAAACAGTTGATTACATTTATTCAATAGTTTAATATTTACGTATGCTAGCACAACCCAATGATTTCGTACCTTTTGAATTACCTCATAGCAATTTTTATACCACTGATACGCCTAGTATCAAGTTTATTAAAACGCATGATGATGCAATCTTGCCACGTAAAGCTCATCCTCATCCTCTTACTGGTGATACTGGGTTTGATTTGTTTGCCGTTGATGACGTCGTTATTCCAGCTAGAGGTAGTGCAGTGGCTCCGGTAGGTTTGAAGCTAGCTTATATTACACCAGGTTATTGGTTTAGAATTGAACCTCGTAGTGGTCTTGGTTTTAAGAAGAATTTGCAACCTCATTTAGGTATTATTGACAATCCTTATCGTGGTGATATGGGAATTAAGTTATATAACTTCGGAGACTTTGATGTAACTATAAATAAAGGTGTAGCAGTTGCTCAATTTGCAATTTATGAGATCATAACTGCAAATGTAGAGTTTACTGATACAGTACAAGAAACTGATAGAGGTACTAAAGGTTTCGGAAGCACTGGTGTATGAACTTATATATAAGCCTAACAACTAAATCACCTGAGCAATTAGGTGAGTTACCATTATCTAAATCGTTAAATTTATCTAAATTTATTTTAGATAAAGTAAGTTATTACGATGTTGCTGTCAATAATTTTGATAGTAAAAGTAAGCTTTTATATGTTTACAATAACACTGTACCTATTTGTAAAGCATATAATAAGATCATAATGGAAGTTGTTAAACGTGGTGAGTATGAAAATATAGTATTTTTACATGATGATGTCTACATTGAAGATAGACATTTAACAGAGAAAGTAGATAAGTATCTTCAAACATATGATATTATCGGATTAGCTGGTGGTAATGATATGCAAGTACATAAACCATGTTTATGGCATGTCATGTGTAACCAAAGATTCGGTACAGTTGGTCATTATTTAACCACTGATAAAAACACACATTGGTATGGTACTACATTTGGTGTTTCTGAAGCAAGAGTTGTTGTAATTGATGGTCTCTTTATTGGTGTAAAAGCAAGTGTATTTAAAGATTCTTATTTGATGTTTGATGAAGATCTTCCTGGTTTTCATCACTATGATATCAAATTCTGTATAGATGCTAACAATATGAAATACAAAATTGGTGTGGTACCAATATTAGTAACTCATATGTCACCAGGATTGAAATCACTTCAAGATCCAAATTATATTAAATCTGAAGAAGCATTTCTTAAAAAGGTGCAATAAAAAAGGCGCTCAAATTAATGAGCGCCTTCGTACTATTATGCCGATCTTACTTACTAGTCTTCTTACCAGTCTTCTTAGCAGACTTAACAGGTGTAGCGGGGGTAGCTACTTGCTTAGTTGCGTTTGAAGCAGCACTAATTGTGTTGTTATCGGTATAAACTGCTGTCTTTGCTTTTGCCATACATAACTATTTACATTATAGCAAGTTGTGTTCAACTGTTTAAAGAAAAAATTTGAATTTTTCTTTAGTATATACTAGCATAACAATATGGAATATTTCAATTCTCTTTGGGTAGAAAAGTATCGTCCCAAAACACTTAATGACATGGTCATAAGTGCTAGCAATCAGGTTTTTATTGAAAAATTTAAGAATAATGAGATACCCACTTTGCTTTTTGTTGGTAATCCTGGTACAGGTAAAACTACCTTAGCTAAGATCATAGTTAATGAGATATTGAATACTCAATATCTTTACATTAATGCATCAGATGAAAACGGTATTGATACAATTCGTACCAAGGTGATGGGATTTGCTCAAACAAGAGGATTCACTGAAACTGTTAAAGTAATTATACTTGATGAAGCAGATGGTTTATCTCCAGATTCACAACGTGCATTGCGTAATGTAATGGAAGAGTATGCTAAACATACTCGCTTTATTCTTACTGCAAATTACAAGCATAGAATCATTGAACCATTGCGTAGTAGGTGTCAGCAAGTAGATCTTACTTTTGATATGCCTTCTGTGGTAAATAGAATGGTTTCTATTCTCAATAATGAGAAGGTTACCTATAATATTGAGAATGTAAAGAATATTGTAAAGAGCTCATTTCCTGATATTCGTCTTACAATCAATAAAATTCAGAAAGCAATTGTTAATAATGAATTAGTTATTGATAGTAAGCTATCAGTTAAGGTAGTTAATGACTTATATTGTTTAGTTAAGAAGGGTTTCGCATTGAAATCTAGACAATATATGATTCAAAAGCAAGATGATTTTGGAAATGACTTTCAAAAGCTTCTTAAAGACTTATTTGACTGTATTGATAGTGATTCTACGTTAGAAGAGAACAATAAAAAACTCGCTTTAATTACTGTGCATGACCACATTTATAAAGCGAGTTTTGTAGCAGATCAAGAGATCAATGCTTATGTATGTCTCATTAATTTATCAAAATTGTTATCTTCTTAAGCCCATATAGATAGAGGTATATGATTTTGTACCTCCTTGATCAGCTAACTTACCAGTATCACTACCATGAGGTATCTTTACTTGAGTATTGAGTAAGTTTGTTTGTGATGGTGCAGTAGCTGAACCAATTTCAGGATTTTGTGAAGTTTTACGTGTTTGATTCTTCACAATTTCCTGTTCATCTTCTTCATACTCAGCAACTGTAATTGGTTTGATATTTTCTTTATTATCATAATGATGACTACCTGCAACGGGTGTCAAATTAGGATAAGCATCAATACGTTGAAGAAGATCAGCTGGACAGGTAACATATTCGTAAACCTTACCTGGCATTACTTCTTGCGAGATATCACAAGATACCAATCCATCCATATTATCATCATTACCTGGTTGTGTGGATGGGTAATGGTTCTTAATGTTAGTAATTCTGATTGGTAAGTCGCTATTAGCGTACATTACTAATCTACGCTGAATTTCATCATTTAAAGCTTTAAAGGATGTCATTCTATCATAGCCATCTTTAAACTTAACTATATCACCAACTAAGAAACCACCTCTAGTATATCTATTGATAGTGCTCTCCAAAATCTTGATAAATTTTTTATTCACATAATTATTTATTATCTCAGTCTAAAATTAAATAATAGTATGGGTAATATAAATTTATCCCAACTAGCTAATTTACCACAATCGACAACTGGTTACAAATATTCTGATTTAACTCTCGATATTGCATCAGAAACCACGAGAACTGACTATCTCAACTCTCAATACAGTAATAACGATTTACAAGCACAATACGATTTAGGTGCTATAAAAGATAGTATTCGTAACATTTTTATTACATTTCCTGGTCAAAAGTTATTAAACCCTACATTTGGGTTAAATTTAATGCAATTTTTATTTTTACCAGTGTCAGATGTTACGGCAAACCTTATCGGTCAACGTATCTTAAATGGTTTAATAATAAACGAACCTCGTATTACAGTTAAAAAGATATATGTAGATGGTGTGTCAGATGAAAATCGATATAACATTACCTTACAGATAACTGTACCACTTATAAATACTTATACAATTTTCACATTGAAAGGTACATTAAATAGTACTGGGTTTAACTTTTACAACTTTTAACTATGGCAAATAAAAATATACAAGATTATAATTTAAGCGATGCAGGTTATGTTGCATTTGATGCGGTATCGCTGAAAGATATAATCATTGAAAGACTTTCACGTAATGGTGTTTTTACAGATCAAAATTACGAAGGAAGTAATTGGAGTGCTTTCATTGATGTAGTTTCTGTTTCATATCACTATCTCATTTATTATCTCAATAAGAATGCTAGTGAATCACTCTTTTCTAAAGCTCAACTTTATGAAAACATTAACTCAATTGTTAAGAGTTTGGACTATAACCCACTCGGTCCTCAAACTTCTATCTTACCATTTGAAGTATCCGCTAACGCAAATGTCCCGCAAGGTGTATACACAATACCAAGATATAGTTATTTTACCTTTAATGGTGTAAACTACTCCTTCACTTCTGATATAACATTTGCTAAAACAGCTACCGGTGATCAAATCTTAACTGATTTCTCTAACCGTAATGTGTTATATGAAGGTAAAATCCAAGAATACCCACTCTACTCTGCATTAGGTGATAATTTCGAAACAATTACCATCACCGTTTATGATACCATAAACAATGTAAATCCAATAATTGATAATTTTAACATATTTGTCTATGTAAAGCCAGCAGATACAGGTGTGTGGGAAGAATGGAAACGTACCACAACTCTCTATACTGAATCTGGTAGTGCTAAGAGATATTCAGTTAGATATAATGAAGATCAAAGATATGAGGTAAAATTCGGTAATAACATTACTGGTAAGAAATTGAATGCTGGTGATCAAGTAGCTATCTACTACTTACGTAGCGATGGTACTGCAGGTGAGATTAATGCAGGTGTATTGAATGATAATCCTTTATTCTATTACACCACACCTCAATTTGATGTTATCTTAAACAATGTTAAACCTCAGAATGTTACCTATTTAACTATTAGTTTAGCAGATGAATTAGCATTTACTAACACTGTAGCTTCTACTCCTTATGGACCACCTGAAACAGTAGAGCAAATAAGAGTAAATGCTCCTCAAGTAATTAGATCTCAATATAGATTAGTTACTAAAGATGACTTTAAATCATTTGTAAATAGAAATTTCAAAGGATTTATCCAAGATGTTTATGTAGCTAATAATAATGACTACATAAATGGTCAGTATGCTTATTTAAAGAATATTGGATTAAACAACAGTTTTGAAGATAGCAGAGTATTACAAAACCAAGTACTCTATGGTACATCAGTTAATTTCAATAATATCTTTATCTATTGTGTACCAAAGCAAACACCATTAAACTCTACACAAGCAAGAACTAACTACTTAACAAGTTCACAAAAGCAAATTATCTTAGATGAAGTTAATGAAGTTTGTACATTAACAGTTAATCCAATTGTATATGATCCAGTATACATTGCATTTAATTTAGGTATTTCACCAACACCTTTATTCACCGTAAAAGATGTTATTGATAATTCATATTTACAAGTAGTAATTGATAACAATGTAAATAGAACCAAATCATCTATTGCACAAGATATTGCTACTGTTATAACTAATTTCTTTAGTTTAAGTAATAATCTATTAGGAATGACTATTAAGGTTGATGATTTATCTAATGCAATCTTATCAGTAACTGGTGTAAAATACATTAGTACAGTAAATGGTACTGCTAGTAAAACTGGTGTAAGTTTGGTGTATTACAATCCAATTTATATAGAGAGTGATAAAAACATCACACAACAAAACTTAACATTAGCAAACTTTATGTTTCCTTATTACTACGACACACAAAATTTAATTAATAAGATTGTTGTGTATTACGAAAAGGAATTAGTATAATATGCCTACTATAAATGATGGTTATTTAGACTTTCAAGTCTGTAATGTATTTGGTGTACCTAGTTTATCTAGCTATACATTATCAAATACACCACTCATATTTAAACCATCTTTTGACACGTTTAATGAATTAGCATATAGTAATCAGTACTTACTCTGGGATTTCAATGATGGTTCATATTCCAAAGAAATCACAGCAACACACGTATTCACTACACCTGGTGAATACACTGTAACTCTTAAACTCATAAAAGAAGATGGTACTGGTATAACTGATTTAATTAATAGAACAGTTAACATTTATAATGTTGTAAGTGATTATATATCTTTAAGCACCACAGGATTTACTGAGATAAGTGCTGGTGAATATTCACCACCAATCAATTTATATCGTTATAATAGTTGGCAATCTAGTAATAGTGTTGGTACCACAATAGCTATTGTTCCATTTGCAAGTGGTGGTCAAAGTATTAGATATGATGTTTTTAACTACTCTAAACAACCATACTCACAATTAATACCAACTAATAGATTTGTTATCCGTGAACAAGTAGGTGTTTTAAATATCTTTGATGATATAATTGTAGATAAAATCTATACATCTAATGATAGCATTTATCTTAGATTAAACTTTGAAACTAAATCCTACGAAATATCCACCACACAATACGGTGATTCAGTATTTGCAGGTACATCAGGTGAAAAGACAGTATATTTCGTTGACGATTTACCAACTGATGTAAATGGTAGTTATAATCTATTTTTTACATTTGATACATCTAATTTTAATAACGATTCCTTATTCACTCGTGATTTACCAATATTGAATGTAAACTCTATTGTTTACACTTTTAATTATGTAAGAAATAGTGTACCAGATATATTATCTATCACTTCAAATGGTATAACTGGTGAAGGACAATATCTCACTACATTTGATATCAATGGTACACAATTTAAGGAAGGTGTTGTATCATTTGTAATTAGACCAAAAACAGTTACTTCTTTTACTGTAGATTATATACCGTTAAGTGCTTCTGGGATAGATTTTATATTATCTTTAATTAGTCCAGAAACTAATGTTATATCTATTGCTTTACTGAATAAGAATGATGAAATAATTCCTGGATATACTACACCTTTATCTACTATTCAAATTTCACCAGCAGTATATACAGATGTTATTTCTCCATATATTAAAGGTAAAATTATATTAAGTGATGTACCAAATGCGTCAAGTGAAAACGTAAAAATATTTGCCTACGGTAAATTCAATAATATCGGTATCCAATATACTGATAATGCTAATTATTTCCCTTACGCTTTACAATTATCCGGTGTTAGCACTCCATTCACTGTTTACAATAGCAGTAACTATGGTGGTGTTGCTAAGATAAATGAAAATTTTAATAGTGAAAGTGCTTATCAGAGTTTAGCTACTCAACCAGTAATTGCTGATAGTCCAATACTTATCAACGATGTAATGGGTCAAATAGGTGGTGATTTAACAGCACCAGTTTCAACATTAGGTAAACGTATATTTGAGAAGATAGCTAACTATGTACCTAATTTAGCAGATGTTGATACTTGTAATGTAGAAGCATTATTTTCATTAACTGATTTATATGGTATTGAATCTATCAAATATGTAAGAGGTATACCTATAACCAGTTACCCACCTGATATTATTAGATTGATAGATTTGTTCTCAATTAAGAGAAACTATTTATTCGGAACCCGTAATAATTGGATTGAAAACTTAGATAAAAGAACTAATGTATATAACACTGTAAACGGTATTAACACCAATTTACAAGCACCAACATATACAAGTCCAGTTGTTACATTAGATGTAGCTACTACTGTATTAGATAAAAATGATCAATACATAGTTGCTTATGAAAACTTTACCAGATTATATTCAATATTACCATTGGATATATATGTAATACCAACACAAACATTTCCGTTATCTGGTATACAAGAGAGTTGGGGTTGGAGTTTAATATTACCACCTGATTTCTATCAACAATCGCAATCAGATAGAGTTATCACATTACCTAAGTTCTATACATTCTATAAATGGAATAATTATATAGATGGCACTATTTTAGGTAACACAATTAACTGGGGTGATCCAGTTAACACACAAATCAAGTTACCTGATTACGAACAGTATCCAACATGGAATAATCCATCATTATTAAGTTCATGGTATGATAGTTCTTTATCAGCATGGTATGAAGATAATGGTTATGTGGATAGAAATTTAATTTATACTTTGAGTAACGGTGTTGGTTTATTAAGTGGCATATAATGGTTTTAGAATAAATACTATTAATGCCAATAGATATACAAAGGTTTTCAGAGTATAGACCACCTGATTCAATTACATTATTAGGCGATGTAAAAATTGCAAAGGACTATCAAAACCCATTTGCTTTTTCCACATGGTTAAATAGTTTCAAGCAGTTTAATGAATCACCAGAGATCTATATTGATCTGTATAGAAAATATCTATCTAAATGGTATGTTGTAAAGAATAACATTATTCTTACAAATGCAGAATTAATTGTCTTATCATATACAAGTATCTTCTATGATTTACAATTAACCTATTTTACTACTGATGAGAGAAGATTCTTAACTACTCTCGATTATAATAAAAGACAAGACATTGACATAGCAATTCCATTCTTTGCTCGTAAGATTAAATCCATCTGTAAAAACTTAGTAGATTTACGTGAAGCAATTAAGAGTCAACCAGTTAAACTTAACCTTGGTGGTACTAGAGAAACTCTTAGTAAATTGATTTATGATAGTATCTATGCTTCATTTAAGGATACCGATCTCCAACCATTATTCTATAAAGATGATATATCAGAAGAAACCATTTTAAACAGTACTAGAGTCTTAGTAGAAGAATTATATGATGATACTGATTACTATGTTCTTTCTGGTTACAATGAACAGATACCAATTGAGTATCAATTATTCTTAGATTTCTCTAGTGCTATATTAGCACAATTAAGTGCAGTAGAATTCATCGTACCTGAATTATCTGATTACCTTACATTTACACCTGATTTACAATCTACAGATTTACAGTACTTATACGATAAAGATTTCATTAACACAATAAACAATGGTTTAAGTGCTAATTTAAATCTTAATAATTTAGCTGAACTTACTAAGAAGTTTGCTGGTAGTGATTTCTATTACTTAAGTACTAATAGCCAAACAGAAGTAGTATCAGGTTTATTATTTGCTACAACTTCTAAGAGTGCAAATGATCAAAATATTTTCAACTTAAAGTTTGCACTTAAACAATTAGTAGGTGATAATCTTTATACAGCTAGAGATGTTGGTGGTTTTTATTTACCAGATAGAATTGGAATGTTATATTACAATCCAATAAAGTCTACCTATACAATTAATAATGAAGGTTTACAACCAGACACTGTAATTGTATATCCTAATCCTGATGTATACCCATATGATAATAATGGTGTTTTAAGCTTTGTTTATAACACCACAGTCTTCAAGCATACAATTTCTGATCAGTATATATTTGGTGATATTAAGGATGATAGAAACTTACCAGATTTCAAAGGTTATCAGAGTTACAATCAAAGTGTTAATAACTATTTCAGTAACATTAGTAAACCAACTGATAGTGTAGGTTTCTTTAAAAACAGTAGAGATAACATTTGGTTAAATCCTGATGTATACCCTATAGATAATACTGCTGTATTTCCTGTAAGCTCTAGACAAAATAAATTACTTGTAGACAATAACACTGATGTAATTAAATTCAGAACTGATGTATATGGTAATAGCTATGGTTTATTAAAAGAAGCATTTGCTGTAGAGAATATAAATTTTAATGCTAATCAATTTGCAACCATATTATTGAATTACTTCGATGGATTCTTCTTCAACTGGACTAGATTCTCTGGTAATGATTTCGATTATTATGTAACAACCCCTGAAATTGAAGGTTACATAAGATCTGGTTTAAGTGCAACCACTTTCGATCAAATATCTACAGTAGGTAATCCATATATATTTGGTGGTAATGATAACATACCAATGTTTGCATTATCTGGTAATTACATATATATCTATGGTGGTTCATTTACTGATCTCTATGGTAATTCATTACCAACTACAATATATGTAGGTACTGTAATATATGATGGATATACATTTACCAATCAGAGTAATGGTCAATTATTTTATGAATTACCATCTACTGACTCACCTGCATGGCCTGGTAGTGTAAGTAATCAGTTATTATTGTATTATCAGTATTACATAGAAGGTGGTGCAAATAATAATAATGAAAGACCTACCTTTACATTTCCAGCTACATTTAAACCAGCTGCATTAGCTAATACAGGTTATTCAAACACTGAAAATGTAATTGATGCTGGTCAATTTATATATGTTCAAATTATAGATAATGAAGTGGTTCCATATAATCCATTTGCTAATAGAGCAAATAATTATTACGAATCCTCAATACCATATTACGATAATGTATTATCTGGTAATGAAACAGTGTATACAGCTAATACAGGTTTAAATGATAATTTAGATATATACAAGAAACGTAACATTACATATGGTTCATTAATTGTTAGATCTGGTAATAATACAATTATATCTCCTATATCATCAGCATTGAGTGCTAACTTTGTTAGATATCCTGATGATGTAAAATCTCAAATTAATAATAACGTTATTGATTTTGATATAATCTATGACACTATTATCATTGAAACTACTAATTATAGAGTAGTAGAGAAGATAAACTATGATTATGATACTAATACATTTATAGGTAGCTATACACCAGCCATTTACATGTCAGTAAGTGCATTAGAACAATCACTTGCTAAATTTGGTGATTTCTGGTTCAATGAATATTATAAGAACGTATTATTCTTTGATACAACATTATCAAATTCAGTATCTGGTAACTTAAAGATTGTATACCCTTCAGTATATAAGTTAGATTTAGTTAACTATGAATTCAAACAAATATATCCTTTAAGTAATGAAGATTTAACTAAGTTCAGTTTATCCACATACTTATCTGGTTTATATGATAACACTGTTCAATACTTTAATTTTCAGTATATTTTCAACCCACAAAATGTAGATGCACCATCAGTGGCTTATAACTATGAAACAGACATATACACGGTAATAGTCAAGATGTATGATAATGCTGGAGCTACTGCAATACAAGAACTTCAATTTAAGTTCATAAGCGGTATATTCACTTTACTAGTTAACAAGTGTTATTTCTTAAATGAACTTATAAGAGATGAAAGTTATAGTAATCCAATTACTGCAAACTTTTTAGACTATCTTACACCTGTTTCTGGTTTAAATACTGGTGTGTGGGATAGTGCAATTGGTGTATATAAATTTTAACAACCATGAATTTACCAGCAGATACAAAATCATCTAGTATAGTATTAAAAAACGACAACACTACTTTAGTTTTTGATCCAACTAAAGATATTGCTGTATCTGTAGATTATTCATTTTTTGAATCTACAAGTGCATTAGGTGGTGGATTTTGTGTATTCTTTATTGCTGATACAAATACACAAATAGTATCTGGAGCACCTGGCCCTGGTTTAGGATACACTACTATTAGTGATTACTCTTATAATGGTATATCTACATTTTTCGGTACTAGTGGTGGGTATATAGCTGTTGCATTTGATGTTGATGGTTATTTTGCTGTATCTGGTACAAATATAACTGGAGGTTATACTAATCCGGTACCTAATAGTATAACAATTAGAGGTGGTAGTAATGATAATTATAGCTTTTTAGGTAATAGCGGTGATTTACAATCATATCCTAATGTTGCATATCCTAATAGTGAAGCAATATCATTAAGTACTATTCAAAATGAGTATAAAACTATAAGAGTTTCATTATTAAACTTTTCTAGTACTGTATTAGTTGAATTTAAGAATGACAGAGGTGAATTTGTACCATATTATCAACAAAATTTAAACATACCAAGACCACAATTTTCAGTAAGAGCTGGTATTAGTTATTCTACTGGTATATCTGGTAATAATAACTTTTGGATTAAAGGTGTTAATTTTAGAGGTTTACCAGGTAACTACTATGGTTCACTTACACCATCTATTACTAGTAGTTTCTTAACACAAGTTGATAATGACATATACATTACTTTATCAGAAGATAACCAAACATTAAGCGCTTATAGTGTTCTCAATGGTTATTTGTATTTTATAGTAGATCCAACTACCTATCAATTCACTAGTTACTATTATTCAAACACTGCTGAAGGTTTATCTAGTTACACTTTAAGTGACTCTGGTTTACCAGTTATATCTGGTGGTTTGTTTAGTGATTACACTGATGGTTATTTCAATTATATTAGAAATTATAGTGCTACTGTACCAAATCTTATAAATGAATTTGATACAATATCGTTTAATTTATCAGGTATAGCTGATAGTACATATAATATAGTTAAAACAGTGTTGGACAAATTTGGTGATAACTCTGTATTGATATCAGCGGTGAAAGATTTCTATATAACCTATGACGATACTAGCGCTTTAACTATAGCATCAGAGACTAATAATTATACAAGTCCTAAGTACACTTTATTAGAAACAAGTTACCAGACTATTAATTCAGCATTTACAACTACCTATACACCTGTAATATCAGTATTTAGAGATAACGGTATTATAGATGTAATAACAATTAATCTCACAGTAGCTAAGCAAAGTTTTAATGAAATTACTCAAAACTTTAGAGTAATCGATACATATCAATTCAATGATAAAATCATCATTAAGATGCAAAATCCTATTACAAATCAATTATACTTTACTTCATTGAGTGCTGGTTGATTTAAAAATATAGGTTGATAAGATATTGTGTAATGTAAGTCTATGAAACATTATATTAGCGAAGAAGAAAAAAAGAGACAAATCGAACAAATGTGGGAAGACTATGAGAGAGCCAATAAAGCTCAAATCAGCAAGTTTGACCAAAATGGTGAATTCAGAAATGAAATTACTGATTTTTTCGATGAAAACGAAGAGATAAGTACTAATGATCCTGTGAGATATGAAAAATTATCTGAAGGTAAAAATTACAGACAGAAATCTAAAAAGAAAAACGGACAGAACGCACATAAGAAGTCAGATAGTTTTCACGACTAAGTTACATAAGTTGTATAGGCATATAAATAAAAGGTTATTTGATGACAAACTGCCAATGTCTCAAATAACCTTTTACCCTATCGATGGGTGTTATGGTGAAGTATATTTAGAATCTTGTAAAAAGTTTCCTCTTATAGTTTTAAATAATGAATATTTAAAATTAGGTATAGTTCACATTATTGAAATTTTAATACATGAAATGGTGCATGTATATTGTGCTATATATGGTATTAATGAAATGAATTTCAAGAATGGTTATCACAATAAAAATTTCAAAAGAGTATGTGAGCAAATAGGTATGGTATGTGATAAGTCTGAAAATGGTTTCAATGTTGTCACATTACCTAAAGATCTTTACTTTCACTTTACAAAATTTATTAATGATAAAGAACTTGTACAATTAATTTCACTATATAATTAATCAAAATATGATACCTGCAAATTTTTTATCCTCAGTACACCAAGCACGGTATGTATACGTCAATGAAACACTAAACGAGATATATGTATGGCATGGAGAGAACACAATTAAGATTTACAATTACTTAGGAAAAGAAATCGGTAAGAGTGATATAATTAATTATCAAGAAAATAGAGTGTATAAGGAGCACGAACCTATAAATATTAGAGACGTATCTATATCAATAGATGATATTGTATATAGTAGTTATAGAAATGGGTAGAAGTAAAAAATCAAAAGATGATTTAGTCACAAAAAAGATGGTCGACGTTATGTGCGACAACATCTCTACAATACTTCTGGAGATGGGATTTTATCCAGGGACGGAAATGTTCGATAAAACATTTTACCGTTTGATGGATGAAATCGAAATTGAGATTAAAGAAAGAGTTATAAAGCGTATCAGACAAGTAATAGATAACTAATTACCGTCTCTTCAGAAGTCTCTTATTTCCAACCAAACAATACTGATAGTAGCTACAATTATCACAATATTCCCCATTACCAAACCAAACATGAGGTTGTTGGCAAGTACCACCATGTTTTATCTGACATCCATTAGGACCACCAGTTGCATTTTCAACATATGCCTTCCATGATTCCCAATTGTTAAGAGTTTCAGTTTCAATCTTCTTTTTAGCAGCGTATTCAGAACTCTCTAAATAACCAGATGATTGTTTCTTCTCACGCTTTTTAGCAATTTTAATCTTATTTCTTAGTAATACATCTTCAGAAATATCAGGTAATTTAGCTTTAACTTTAAGTTTCAGTCTCACTTCTTCCTGAGACATACCTTCCTTAAGGAACTTTTTAGCCTTTGTACTAATGAAATTAGCTAAGAAAGCATCTGTAGAACCAAACTTATCTATCTTTCTCTTTAGTGTAGGTCCATATATATAATGTTGCTTACCAGTAATGAGGCAAGTTGCGTATATAGATTTAATCTTTTCTTTGACCTTCTGTTTAACTTTCACTTACATATAATAACCAGAACACCTTGAAAAACTCAAGAAAAATCTTGAAGTCTTTTGGGAACACCCATATAATGTTAGCCGAAAGAAAAAGTATCCATAAAAAATCCTAAATATGCAACTTAATATTGCAGAGAGCGAAACGTTTCAAAGTGTCAAAAACATCACCATTCCTGATGTTTATTACCGTAAGATGAAATGCGGTATTCCTGAAATTGATTTGCTCTTTAATGAAGGTTTCCTTCCTGGTAGTACTTTTACCCTTACTGCTCAAGCTGGTTGTGGTAAAACTACATTGATGCTTCAAATTTTGGAGCAATTGAGTAAGAAATATAAGGTTGGTTATGCAAGTGGGGAAGAACATATTCATCAACTTGCCTTTACTGCTAAACGTATTAAGTGTGAAAATGTACCAATTGCCAATATTACCGATGTGGATAAACTTGTAGAGATGACGAAAACGTTGAATTTTCTTGTTGTTGATTCGTTTCAATCACTCACTACTAAATATAAGCATTTTAACAATACTGAGAAAGATAGGTATGCTGTTCAAGAGCTTACTAAAGCAGCTAAAGCTAATGAATGTACTATCTGTTTTATTGTGCATTTGACTAAAATGGGTGTTATTAAAGGTAGCACTCTTCTTCCTCATACAGTAGATGCTAATATGAATATTGAGATGATGGAAGAATATGAAGAGGATGGAGGTCGTACTATTTTCTTCATTAAGAATCGTTTCGGACCTTTGAATACTCTTAATGCATTTATCACTAATAACGGTTATGATTTCAATAGGAAATTTGAAACTGAAATTGTTGATGTAAAGCAAACTAAGAACAAAAATAAGTTCTATGAGTCTATTCTCACTATGGAAGGAGATATTACTGTTTCTAACTTGGTAGAGAAGCTTGATATTAACATCGTAAAAGCTGGGTCTCTCTTGAGAGAATTAACGCAGCTTAACCGATTGGTAAAAGTAGGTCGTGGTAGCGAAGCTGTCTGGAATGTTGTAAAGAAGACAGTAAATATGGATGTATGACCGTTACATCTTTAAAAGAAACATCTGTCAGATCAATAACTGTTGAATGGCAGATGAATGGTCAACAACAATTTGTCACTCTTACTGAGTGGGCAAATAGAGAAGGTGTAGATTTATCTTCACATAATATAGCACCTATCCAATTAACTAACCACCAATTGATGAGTTTTGTTAATTGTGCTACAAAACTTTTCTTTTCTCCAAGTAATAATAATTGATTTCCTAATTGGTTCTATTTAAACTTAAGTTGTTATGCTTATCTCACACGAAGTACCAATTAGTTTGTTGACTACATCATTAGGCTTTAATGATTATAATTATTGCTTAGTTCATCTACTTGAAACCCATAATGCTTATAAAGAGTTTTATAAAGCATCTGTAACTAATGGTAAAGAGTTGCTTCTTGATAACTCTATTTTTGAACTCGGTAAAGCTTTTGATCCTGAAAAGTTTGCTGGTTGGATTGAGTATCTTAACCCTACCTATTACGTAGTGCCAGATTCTCTTGAAAATTGTGATGAAACTATTCAGAATTTTAAGAGCTTTGTTTCTACATATAAGCAGTTGAATGGTGCAAAGATCGGTGCTGTTCAAGGTAAGACTTACAATGAACTTGTTGAATGTTACAAGTTCATGGCTGACAATTGCGATTACATTGCACTTAGTTTTGATTTAAGTTTCTATCAAAACATTGGTACTGGTACAACTAAATTGCAAAAGCAATGCTCTGGTAGACAGAGATTCATTTCAATGTTAATTGAGGATAGTATTATCCGTTGGGATATGCCTCATCATTTGCTTGGTTGCTCTCTTGCTAAAGAATTTGCCTGGTATAGGGAGAAGGGTGTTACTTGTATTCGTTCTTGTGATACCAGTAATCCTATTGTTTCAGGTATTGAAGGATTGTATTACAATGGTACATTTGGTATGCAAATCAAGCCAACTACTAAGTTGATTGAGTATATTGATCATACGGTTACTGACATTGAAAAATTTAGAATTATGCACAACGTTAACTATTTTAGAAAGATTGTAAATGGGTAATGAATGAATAACAGCGGGGGTAACTACATCGATTATTTGAACCATATAATTAGCGAAAACTATGCTAATTATTGGAAATTTGAGATCGAAAGAGGTAGTACCCCCGCTGATCACTATAAAGCAGATAAATTTATATCTGTATTAAATTTGCTAGAAGAAGTTAAAGCATTTTACATATTAAATGTTCAATATGACACTAACTACGATGGTTTAGGTCTTCTTCTAGATTTTGTTTATGGTAAGACTTCTCAATACGATGTTAATTGTATTGAGTTTTTCACTCTTAATATGATAGTTTTAAGTCTTATTGAATTACTTAAGAGTCAACAAGTACCTTAATTTATTAACATTAGCTAACATTTCATCTCTAATGTTTAATAACTCTGAATTACGATCTGGTGAGTAATCAGCACTATTAAGTAATTCAGAAGTAAGATAGTTTACAATATTTTTCATAGCACTATCAATTTTATCTGGTGAATAGTTGATAAGTGGTATTTGAAAGTCATCTCCCACAGGAAATATTCTACCATACTTACCCTGATAAACTTCAATAAATTCATCAATGAGGTCATTTAATTCGTCGTATGTCTTACCGAATGCTTCATGCTCAGCAAAACTCTTTGTTTGCCAATGGAAAACTTTTAGTTGGTTCAAGATTGCTAACAGATTAATTAATTTCATCAAAAGTATTTATTTGAAGGTATGCAAGAGTAAATATATATTGAATATGGTGAATGTTAAAGAAGACGATATTTTTATAGTACACGATATTAAAGTTGCTATAGGTGAACGCAATAGCAATATCTACTTCTTCAAAGAAGGTAAACATTTGTCATTAGAATTAGATGATTTTGTTCAGATGACCAGACCTATCGTCAAATATCTGTACGAAGAAGGTTTCATCAAGGTAAAGTCATTGAAAGTGACAATTTTGTCAAAATAATTCTTGATTTTATTAAGGAACGTGCGTAATATATTTATAGTTAAAAATGCCTAGGTGACCCGAATGGTTAAGGGACCAGTTTTGTAAACTGGCGGCGAAAGCCAACTGCAGGTTCGATTCCTGTCCTAGGCTCCATTTTTCGTAGACCGGTGTAAAAAATATTATTGAGCTACAATAAATACTTACATGAAGAAAACCGGTAAGTGCTTAAATTGTAGTGTTGAATTTATTTTTAATACGTTTGTAACAAAAGGTAAATACTGTTCAACAAAATGTTCTGGTGAACATAGACGAATCT